TCATTCACTAGAGTAACAAAATGCTGATAGGTGTAGACATAATAGTAAAAGGATGAAAGGTCTTGTTTCGTAAAGCCAAGTGGTGGTGCTGAAGGAACTGGAGCAATTAGCTGATTAACTATTTCGGGTCTGTAGATTACTGGAAGACTTTCGGGAGCCACTGTAAATGTAATGGGTTGAAGGACAGCCGATTTAGTAACATTCCAAGTTCGCTGATAAGGAACACTTACATAGTACACTGTTCTATTAGGGTCGCTTTGGTTTGGAAAAAGAAATCCATTGGTCTGAATGGATGGAATAAACAAAGGCAAAGTCTTATTGGGTCCATTCATAGAGAAGCGAATTATGGAAAAATTATAAAGCGATGCATCACGAATGATTGGAGCATCACGACTTTCGTTAAAAGACACTACTGGATAAGTAACATTCTCAACATCTCTTTGCTGATTGTTGATGATGGAAGCATTGTAGTAAATAGTTTCGCTATCAGCACCACCGTCAATAATACTCTTGTATGAGTAGGACATTTCTATATTCATAGCAATATTTTTTATTTACCTAAATCATCGTAGGTCAGTTTAACAACAAATTCGTCTGGAGCTTGGTTTGATTTGCTTATGATTTGCCGATATTTTTGAATAGGATAACGATGATAAAGTAATCTAGCAACACAGTGTCTTCCACAAGTTGCAACATCGTCTGATAATTCTTGAAGTTGTACTTTGTTAAACTTGATTGTGTAGGGATTATCTGTCAAAAGGTCTGCTAAGAGTGGCTCTTTCATTCGGAGATGTTCCAAATGATTTTTAGAAAGCGTGTCTTTTTGTGCCTCGGGAGGCTCTCCATAGGGATCAAAGAATTCTATCGTCTTTCCCTTTTTAATTAGACAAGTCCAGTGTCCGCTCTGCTCGTTTTGTTGTGGGAAAAAAAGAATAGCTCGTCCATGTGCGTCAAAGAGTTCATCAATGTGCGATACCTTTTCTAAGTCTGGATAACTTGTGATTTTAATATCGCCTCCCAATAGTCTTCTTATATCAGTATCACTTAGGGCATACGACTTGGCTTCCTCCATTACTACTTAGGATGCGTTTTTCTCTTTCAGCAATCATATCTTTACGAATTTCTCTTAAAGTTGTCAATGAAGAAAAAAGAATATCTGCTTTACTCAAATTTAATTCATTTAACTGCAAACTCCAAAGATGCTGAATAGTTATATCTAGCTGGTCTATATTTGCTTTCGTAGACATATTCTAATAGTACATTAGAAACAATGGAGACATTTCCGCCGCTTGAAAAACCAAAAATTCCTATGTCAGTTGTTAAGAAGGTTTTGAAGCCTCTAAAGGTTGTTGTTGGTTCGTCGGCGGTTCAGTGGATGAATTATCATGTGGAGAACCAAGTTCGGAGTTCATCTTTACCTCCCCACTTGCTTTCAAAAGACTTTTTCGCCGCTGTGGAGACGACATTTGGTGCTGAAGGAGCGGCTCAATTTTTGTCGCAATTGAGATTGGACTATCAAAAGCAGTTTCCGGTGCCTCTGGATATATAACAATTCGCTCTAAACCATTAGCCTCTTCGGGCTTTGAAATTTCTTTCTCATTCTCAAATTTTTTTCTGAATTGATCCAGAACTTCTTGAGGCACTAGGGGACTAATTTCTTGCAGCCGGTCATAGGCTTCTCTAGTGTACTTTAAAAGTTCATAAGGAGACATTCGCTCATCACGAGGCAAAGACATTTCAATATTCAAAAACCTATAGAGTTTTGCGTATTGAATAGACGCAATCCGATGTCCTTCTGCTCTTTTCGCATACTGAAAATAACTTCCGACAGTATTTAGCACGGAAACGAATAAGGAGCCAACTCCTAAGCCAATAGATGCGAAATTGTCTTGATTTTGAAAGATAGACTTGGAGCCTACGCTCATAAAGCCTACAATTCCACTCAAAATAATTACGGGCAAATCAATCATAGTCCTTTGGCGACTGCAAATTGCTTCAGCTTGTTTATGGATCCACGCTAGGCAATGGGCTTTTTCGCCCGTAGAAGCAAACCATTCTTCTAATCGTACATTCCAAGCAATAGACTTGCTAATCTCTTCGGACATTCTTTATCTAGTTAGGTTATTTTTTGGAAGTGAAGGCTGTTTTGAAAAGTGAAGGCTAAATCGCAGACTTTTTCCACATGAGGAGTTTTTCGTTTTCTAGGAGAAAGTTTGCGATTTACCCTTCACTTTCACTTTGCAGCCTTCACTTTTAGGGAAGCCAAATAATGTCTCTAGGCAAATTGATTTTCCAACAGTAATAGAAGCAGTCAAAGTTACAAGCATTCTTCAAAGTTGTATCAGCCTTGCCGTCAATATGCTTCTCAAATTGAATTCGTTTCCGTGGGATTATAATCTGAAGTTTGTCATCGCATTCCATAAATAATTTTCGCACATATTGTGTATTGATTTTTGATGATGGAAAAATAACAATAAAAGGCTTACCGAGTTCTTTTAACCGTGTCAAGACTTCAGATGCTATTGAGAATGGTGGATTGCTTACAATAATTTCTCCACGGTTCTCTTCAAAAAAATCTATAGGTTCGTGTACTACTTGAAATCCCAGCTCTTGCAGATATTTTCCACTCTTTCCATCGCCATAAAAGGCTTCCCAGATAATTTTCTTGGGAATATAATCCTTGATATTCTCCCAAGCATATTTCGGTGTCATATAATCATCGTGTTTTAGAAAAGTCTTAGTGTGAAATCCAGCCATTTCTTTACTACTAAGTCAATTGTTTTTTCCTTAATCCCTAACTAACATTCTTGCGTTTTGTGCAGAAATGAGGTACTGAGGAAAATGCTTATAGACGCAAACCCATCTTCCCATTTTCTTGATGTCTCTGATATCATCTTTAGTCATTCCAATATGGGTCTTTAGCAAATAGGAAAGTGCGTGGTAACTTGTCGCCATTGGATAAATTACAATATGAGTTGCTTCATTGAGTAGCAATCTTGTCTTCTTGTAGTTTGTCAGATAGTGGGAAAGGCAGCACATTGTGGTGTTTGTATGTCTTCCCATAGTTGCAAGGTCATCAATAAGTTTATGAACGACTTTTTCAGCGGGTCCAGTGAAGGTGTCATAGTCATCAAAAATCACCATACAATTCTTAAATTCATCCAAGTCGGGATAGTTATCAATAAGACTTTGAATATTAATTCGTTTTGCTGGAGGCTTCATTTTGTCAAGTGTTCCACTATCTTCAGCTAATTTGCTGATGAGGTAGACACTACGGTCTGGAAATAATTTCTGATAATATTCTCCAAGACCTTTTGCTATGTACGATTTACCACTTCCAGATGCTCCAGCAATGTAGTAGACTTCTCGTTTCTTCGGATCGGGTGATGGAATTAGTTCAAAGGCTCCACTATCAATCTGCACATCCTTGCTCTGGACTTCATCGCTCAAAATTCGTTCATAGAGTTTCACCGCAAGACCACTTTCTCCAATGAGCTGCTCGGGTTCCAAGCCCTTTCCTTTGGCTTCTTCCAATCTTGAAAGCAATCGTACTCTGTCCGTAGGCTTCAAATCCCTCAATTCATTTGAATATTTAGATGCTATAATGGAACCTTTGCGGTTGTTCTTCATATCCTCATCGTGAAGATATAGAAGTTTCCCATCTTCATCACCTCCTTTTACTAGGGCAACGGCTTTTGAAGTCTTGCTTGGCTCAAAACTTAGAGACGGCATTTATAATTTAGGGCAAGAATTTAAATAAAAGTGGAAACATATCCGAAAACCCTATCAAAATCAGTGTAAATTAAAATGATTTTGATATTTTTAGGGGTTTTTTACCGTCTCATTTTGGCGATTTTTACTTTGTTTTCGCACATATTTCTGATTTGCTCCGACTTGTTTCATCTCAAGTCTTGGTCGTGCTTAGGGTTTTTCATAATATAGGAGTAGACCCTTGCAAAACTCCATTGCTGAGGAGATAACTTCATAGACATCGGTGCCTTTACGCCTTTCTTAAAAGACCCTTTCATTCGGACCGAATTTGGCTGAGTGTTGTACGCCCCATAGCCTCTATCTGCTACTTTCTTAAGAGTTGCAAGTGGTTCACCGCTAATCTTAGCTAATTCTTCCAATGAATATCCTCTGTCTTCAACTTTGAACTTCTTTAGAAACTTGCGACGATAAGTGTCTTGTCCTTTGCCTTTTAGTTCTTCTTTAAGAATGTCACCAACTTGGTCCAAAGTATTTGTATCAAGAATAGACTGAAGCGTATCAATTAATTTTGCTAGATTGGAAGATAAGGATTTTGGTGGACTTTTGAGAATAACATTGATAGTTCCAAGGACATCATTCTCGGCTTTCATAAAGTCTTTGAGCTGGTAGATATTGCTAAGCCTATCCTTCATTTCATCAATTTGGCGGCGGATTTCTTGTACTGGAGGGTTTAAAGAACCTAAAAGAGTTTGCAATGTCTTTAAGTCTCCAATAATTTGATATAAGCGTCCCAAATCACTGTTTAGGATAGGAACCAATTTTTCAAGCAGTTCATAGTTCTTGGAAGCCTTGAGAATAGAAAAAAGTCGTTTGAGTGCTTTGAAAGGATTAGAATTCTCGTAGTAAATCATATCCTCAACTAGACTTTCTACAAGTGGAGGAGGCTCTGCAGCTATTCGTTTTCCTTTGATGAAGACATCATAAATCATAGAAAATTCTGTGAAGCGATCCAAGATGTTTGCTATCAAATCAATCTTAATCATTCCACCGCTAAGGATTGCTTCTTCAAGTGTAAAATTTCGTCCTCTATACTCTTTGCGACCATCAAGAATATCCTTTGGAGACCATCGTAAAATGTGAAATCGCAAAGACTTTTTAGCTTCTAAAAATGATACTTTATCCTTTACATTCGCAAGAAGTTTATTTGCTTCAGCGGCTTCACTACGACTTAGTACACGAGCTTCAAGCAATCTGTCAATATGGCTTTGGCTTTGTAGACTATTGAAGTCCATCACTTTTCCATCAGTAACTCTTGCTGATTTAGCAAAGACATTCCATTCGGGGACTTCTCCAATTTTTATATCACCTAGTGCAGTTTGAGGAACTTCACGAACTGCTTTGATAATTCCTTGAAGTTTATTCGCAATTTCAGAAGCAGACTTCGCATTTACTTTTTCCATTGCGTCGTAGTCTCCAGCATAGAGTTGCGAACGAATGTTGGAGCTTCCAACTACTTTCAAGGTCTTCATATCTGTCATTGATAAGGCTGCAAGGACACGAAGTACTTGTTGCGAATAATTGGCTGGAAAACTTTTTTCAGCTATTAACTCCATCTCTATTACACTAAGACAATGTTTTTTAGAAAGTGAAGGGCAATTCCAAAAGTGAAGGGTAAATCGCAGACTTTTTCCACATGAGACGATTTTGAATTCCTAGGAGAAAGTTTGCGATTTACCCTTCACTTTCACTTTTCAGCCTTCACTTTTGAATTTTTCAAGTCCCCGGACCTTTTTTCACCGAAGCCCCTAAAAATTGATTAGTAAAAATATGCGGGAAAGAAGTTTAAAGTTATTTCTCCGTAAGTAATATAGAAGATGTCCGTCGCACCTAAGATTACTGAGTTCATGCAATCCCTTGCGAAAGAGTTGATTGAAAAGAAAGGAGTTTCCGAAAGTACAGCAAATGCTTACCTTAAAACACTTATCATTCTGAATGATAAAAATTCCTTCAAGACCCTTAGTTTCTTACGAAACAAGGATGTAATTACAGCAAAGCTCCAAGAGTATGCTGCATCCACACAAAAGAGCGTTCTGGCTTCAATCGTCAGTACATTGTCCCTCGTCAATGAAAAACCGACTTATAAGGCAATCTATAAGTACTACTACGAGCAAATGATGAATAAGGCTAAGGAACCCACTGAGACAGCCGAAAATGAAAAGACTGAAAAGCAAAGGGAAAATTGGATAAGTTGGGAAGACATCCAGAAAAAATGTGAAGAGCAAAGGAAAAAGATGTTGGAGTATGGAGTTAAAAAGACCATTACACCAAGCGAATTCAATCATCTATTAAGTTCTTTAGTTCTATCGCTCTATGTCTTTATTCAGCCCCGACGCAACCAAGATTACTTGGATATGGTTGTAGTTAAGAAGTGGAAGGAAGATATGCCTACAACCAAGAATTATTTGGATCTAACGGGTCAGAGGTTCATCTTCAACAAATACAAGACTGCAAAGAAGTATGGGAAGCAAATCATTGAAATCCCAAATACTCCAGAAGCACCATTGATGGATACCATTCATCTCTATTTGAAGTTTCACCCACTCTTCAAGGCTAACAAAGGTAAAGAGGAAGTTCCATTCCTTGTTACTTCTGAAGGTTCAGCCTTAGTTGCAGTCAATTCAATTACTAGAATTCTCAATAAAATCTTTGGTAAGAAAGTTGGTTCTTCAATGCTCCGACATTCCTTCCTTTCCGCCAAGTACAACATAGCTGAAATGGAGGAGGATGCCGAAGCAATGGGTCATTCAGTTAACGAACAACGCAAATATATGAAAAAAGAAGGCAGTGGTCCTCCTACACTAGAAATTATAGATTAATCAAAGCGAACTAGAAAATTGCCGTTCTCAACTCTGAAAACAGAAACAGAACGCTTTTTTTTAGGTACTCGGGGTGCCTTTGGTTCCTTTTCGTTAGCCTTCTTTGGCTTTGGTGGATTAATTGTCAGCTTAATGAATTGTGGATCCATTCTACTCTTGTCTCTAGAATAATTTTCAAGTTTCCCCGGGCTGCGTAAAAACCTCCCGGGAAAACTTATTTCCTAAGAGTAGAATAAATGAGTGCTGCAACCTTCGCCTCCGATTACGCATTTGGTACATCCAGTGAATTAACACAACAACAAAAATTAGAAGGGTATTTTAATACAAGGCTGGAGCGTCGTGGAGGTTTCTCGTGTTTTGATTATGATAATGGAGCCACTCTATTTGTTGAATTGAAAACCCGACGCATTAAGCACGATCAATATCCAACTTCTATAATTGGAGCAAATAAAGTGCAAACAGCTGAGAATAACCCCGACAAGACATATTGGTTTTGCTATTCTTATTTGGATGGAATATATGGTATTCAATATTCAAAAAGACTGTTTGATACATTTACACAAGAAAATTACCAACGGGGAAATCGCTCCGATTACAATGATAAACCTCAATTATGTTATTTCATTCCAAGCAATTTGTTGGAGCGTCTGGCTTAATTTCAATCAACCTATTATTTTATTCAAGTTACTTTAACCGAAATAAAATAGTATCTATTAGTAAATAAATGCTCTGTGCTTGGGAAACTACTGCTCGTTATGTTTTTAAACGCTCTGGAAATAATTTAACCATTTCTATTCCATATTTGAGTGGAGCAAAATTTCCGCTATTCAAATCTTTTAAATATAATCCCGAATTCCAAACAATAGAAATCAAATGTCTATTAATTGATGAAGAATTGCTAAAAGAACAGCCAAAACGAATAATTGATGAAGAACAGCAAAAATATAGAAAAATGGAGAATGATGATAACCCTTTAAAATAAATATGTAGACTAAATATATAAATGGCTAGAGCAGCACGACTTGAACTTGCGGATCTTCGTGCTATGGAAGAACAGTACAGAAGGGAAGAGATGCACGGACCTAGAGAAATGATTGGAGGCAAACAGTTTTACGGAGCTGGAGCAACACCTTCCATGGGTCTTTCTCAATTTAGAGGTGGTCGTAGATCACGCAAAGTTGTTGAATTTGAACCAGAAGATGATGAATATGAAGATGATGATTATGAAATGGAAGGTGGAGGTCCTCTTGAAAAGGCTATTGCTGATTTAGCAGCAAAAGCAATTAAAACGGGAACTACTTATATAGGAAGAACAGTTCCTAGAGGATTTCCTTCATCAACTATAGGCACAGTTGGAAATAGATATATAAGTCAATTACCAAAAAGCCAAGAAGCAACTTTAAGACAAATCTTGCAAACCCCAACTTTCCAAAACATTGCTAGACAAAATCGGCAATTACAACAATTAACTAATGCCCCTACACCTTCCAGTGCTTTTAATATTAATAATGTTGATTTAAGCAAATTTAGATTTGCAAACTATACTCCCCGATTTACAACACCACAAACTGGAGTAATGTCACTTTATCGTAATCCTTCAACTATCGGTCAATATATTGATGATGTTGCTGTTGTTCCCGCTTCTAGAGGAGCGATAATGGGTTCAGCAGATGATATTGCTCGTACTTCTACAGCACTTACTACAACTTCATCAGCAGCAGCTGTTAGAGAACCATTAGAAGTGTTAGCAGAAGGTGTTGGACCAGCATTAAGTACAAAAATGGTTCAAGCTGTTGCTACTACACAAGCTGCAATTGCGAAAAATGCTTCACAATCAGTAATTAGAGCTGGATTAAAAAGAATTTTAGCCGCTGGAGTTCCAGCAACATTAGCATCAGTTTTGATGGGAACTATAATTGGATTAAACGCAAACAGAAGTCCTTCTGATGATTTCATTGAGGAAAGAAGAGATGAAGAAATTAAACAACAACAAGAACAAGAACAGCAAGAACAAGAACAACAAGAGCAACAAGAAGAAGAACAGCAACAAGAAGAAGAACAAAAAGAAGAAGAGTTCACTCAAAACATTCCTCCAGAAATTGTTAATACTCTTCCTTCTGATCTATCTCCAAATGAATTAGCATGGTACTTGCGAAGTGGAAATCTTCCAGACCGATACACTTTTAGAAAAACTACTTCAAGAAGAGGAAAAGGTAAAACAACACAAAAACCAGCTAAACCAATTCGTTCAATTGAAGAAATTCTTGGTGACTTTATAATTCCAAGAAATCCTCCTAAAATAGGAATACCTACACCACCCGGTAAAATGCCTCCTCCAAAGAATGTAAAACCAAAACCAGAAATGCCTAAAAGAGGAAAAGGGGTCTGCAAGGTTGGTGGTAGCACAATTTCAGAACAGATGAAAGATTTCAATGAAAGATTTAGAGAAGCACAGCGTAAACGAGAAGAAGAAGGAAACAAACCATATATGCCTAGAGTTGGACCAGCTCCACCTCCAAAGAGCAAAGCACCGAAACCATATATGCCTACAGTAAATCTCCCAGAAAGCAAACCAGATGGTCGCAAAGTTCGTGCCGAAATTGTAAAGAAAGTAATGAAAGAGCGTGGAATTAAGAGCCTAGCTGAGGCTTCAAAAATTGTTAAAGCAGAAGGATTGTACTAAAAAAATCTAATCTATTAGATATAGAATGTCGTATGATCCAAGAGAAATGGAAATTTTGCGTAGTTTTATAGAACAAGAACAACGCAAAATTGTGAAACGCAAACCTCGTGGGAAAAAAGGAGGTAATTTAGCTCTTGTAGGTAAGACTATTTTTAATGCTGCTGTAAAAGCAATTCCTCAAACTGTTAGAACAGCAGTAAGACAAGGAGCTATCACCGCTAGAAATGTAGTAAGGCAACTTCCTAAAGTTTTTTCTCCAAAAGTTGTTCCCAAAAAAGTTCCCAATCAATATCAAACACTACTAAATAAGGTTAATCCACTAAGTCGTTCTCAAAGAGCATTAAATTATGCTAAAAGTGGTTTGACAGTAGGGAATGCTGCTAATTTAGCACTTTCTACTGGTTTACCAATAGGTTTGGCTGTTTATCAACAACTTGATTACGAAAAACAGAGAGAAAAAAATGCTGCAGATCTAGATGCACAATCTGCTGAATATTATAAAACTCAAGATCAATTAAATCAAGAAGCAACTGATAAGTATATGAAAGAAGCAGAAAAAAGAGAAGCAGAGAACAAGAAAGCCTATGAGGATGAAACTAAACGCATAAATGATGAATATGCTAAAATAAAAGCAGAAAATGATGCTGAACTTGAACGCCAAAAGAACATTCAGAAGGAATTAGACGAGAAATATGCTAAAGAATACGCTGAGTACCAAGCCGCTGAAGATGCACGAATAGGGAACAAACTAGAATTAATATTAGGGCAAATATTCGGGCAGCTACAAGAACCAGAACCAGTTCAACAGCCAGTTCAGCAGCCAGTTCAGCAACCAGTTCAGCAACCAGTTCAGCAACCAGTTCAGCAGCCAGTTCAACAAACAAAGCCAGTACAACAAACACCAGTACAACAAACACCACCACCAACTGGAAGAACATTAACACCTAGAGAAAAAGCAAAACAACAAGGAAGGGGTAAAAAAATGAAGGGTGGTTTTTTGCTTCCACTTCTCGGTCTGGCTGCAACTGCTATTCCACTGATTGTTGATTTGGTTGAAGGTGATAAGCAAAGAAAGCAGCAAGAAGAGCAAATGAAGCAGAATGAAGAAATAAATCGCCAACAAGAAGGATTAAATCGCCAACAAGATGCCGCAATTAAGGCACAAAATCTTGCGACTGAAAACCAAAATAGAGAATATGCTAGACAAATGGCGGCGTATAGAGCTGAAAATGAAAAAAATGAAAGAGAATTTAGGACACAACAAGCTGAATATGATAGGCAAGTTGCAGCTCAAGCAGCTCAAGATAAACAAATTGCTTTGAGAATGCAAGAAGAAGATACCCGAAGAATTCATAGCGAAATTGCTAATAGATCAAAGGCAATTGAAAAACAACAAGCCAAAAAAGAACAAACTGCAAGACTATCTGAAGCAAGGGCAGTTCAAAGGCAACTTCAAGCAGCAAAGGCAAGGGAAGCAGTTAAGCAAACTATAGTTCCAGCAGCACAGCGAATTGTTGAAGTCGCAAAAACCAATTTACGACGAGGTCGTGGAGCTAATAGTGAAACTATCAATTTCATTATGGACTATTATCAAGTTTCTAAGAAAGAAGCAACTAAAATCTTCAAAGAGAGTTTTCAAGAGTGAAGGCTAAAAAGTGAAAGTGAAGGGTAAATCGCAAACTTTCTCCTAGGAATTCAAAATCCCTTCGCATAGAGAAAGTCTGCGATTTGGGCTTCACTTTTCAAATTGCCCTTCAC